AGCGGAACACGCTGGAAAATAGGCTGTTGAAGAAACTTCAGGCAATAAAAAAGCCAGACTAAAAAGTCTGGCTTTAAGAATTTGGTAGCGGGGGCTGGATTTGAACCAACGACCTTCGGGTTATGAGGACGGCATAAATATTTGTAACTTATTGATTTTGTTTGCTTTCCACGCTTTTATGCTGTGCCTTATTTTTTCTTTCCAGCCCTTTAAATTCGTTGTCTGATTTTATTGTTTGGCACAAAATTGACACATTTTTGAGGACGGTTTTATGGACGATTATGAGGCACTTTAACCATTTTCCTGACATCAGTAAAATGGTACCGACACTGATGTCGGTACCAGAAAATAAAGTTTTTTCGTGATTGAATAAGCTTTCCGCTCAATTTTTATTAATGTCATCGATGACAGTAATTTTATCTTTGATAAAAGTGCGTTTTGTGCCGTCTGAATAATTGACTTGAATATCAAACTCAACATATATAACTTCCACTATGGGCAAGTCTGCTGGTGTAAGTGGCGATGATTCTGTTCCGCCGGTTACAACATAAGTGGCCATTATTTATTTATCCCATGGTAATATTCAACTTGCCACCTAAGCTGCTTGGTGTACTTGATTAAACGGCTTAGGTCTGGCTCAGTTATGCAGTGCTGTTCTTTGCCCTGGTATAAGCAATTACGGTGGATTTTAATTTCTATCTTCTGCGGCAGTGTCAGCCTAGTGTGGTTTGTAGGCTTTGGGTGTGCTGTACTACAACTTGATATTAATATCGCCGCCGCTGTTGCTGTCATCATCTTTATAAGCTGGTTGCTCAACATTTCTCATCTGCCTTTTGTAATAGCGTTCTTTCTCTAATAAAATGCGGGTCATGTGGTCAGCCCTGGCTTTTGCTTCTTCCTGCTCTTGCTGTGCATCGTCGCGCTGGTCTTTAACCCGCAAGAAGTAGAGCAGGCCGGCAATGGCTGCGCTAATTGCAAGCGCCCATGTTTTGAGTTTTGCTATCATTTTCTACCCTTCCACGCTTTGATTACATCGACCAATTTATCCGGCATATTGATTCCAATCATTGTCGCCAAAAAGATTGCGCCAAGGATTGTGGTTGCATCGCTGAATCCTTTGTTGTCATTCAGGCCCATATATGCCCAAACAGCCAGCACAACAAAGGCAATAATGCGGCTTGTTATGCGGTGCTTGCCCCACCAATCCGCTGCATTTTTAATATCACTTTCCTGCACCTTTCATCCTCCCTGCTAGTTCTTCTGCTCGTGCTGGAGTCTGCCGCGCCCATCTGCTATCAAGCATTTCTTTTGCCGCTGTTTCATAATCACGCTCTGCCAGCGCCGCCCACATTTTTTTAAACTTCATCACGCCGCTCACGCCCATTTGATAGGCCATTTCAATAAGGACTTGTTGGACTGTTGGCGGCAGTAAATAAAAGAATTGCTTTTCATGCGCCAACATACCGGAAAGCCTTACAACCCTATCCCTTACTATTGCCTCGCTTTCTTCTTCGGTGATGTAAGTTAAACCATGTCCAAAAGTTGGCACATCCCAGCCGTTAATAGGGTCAGGGTAAGGTTTTGGCCTAAAACCCTCATGTTTTAAAATACTTTCTACTGCGTTAATCATTTTAACTTCCATGTGATAACAGTTATCACTGCCGCAATGATTAAGCCTGCCGCCCACTGTCCGATTTTTCGCGCCGTTGTGTTGTCGTGCAACTCAAGCTCTAAACTGTGTAGCCGCTTTTCACTATCACGATATTTGGCGTGCAATGCGTCCAAGTCTTTATCAATCTTTATCAATATTTTCTCGGATGTTTTTTCATGTGATTCAAAATCTTTTTTTAAATGATTTAGCTCACTTGATAGCTCAATCTGCTGTTTCATTAACTCGGTGATTGACTTTACCGACTCGCTTAACTGAGTAAGAGAAGAAGTCATAATTTTCATTTCTGAGCTAAGTTCACTCAATTGCCTTTCTATTCTCAAGTAAGCATCGTTTAGCTCTTCAACTGTTTTCGTCACTGTTATTTATACCTATGAATAAAACCATGAAATTTAACTGCGGTGACCATCACCCTTACAACCCAAGGCTTTACCCCGCTTTCTTGCAAAGCTTTGCGAAAATGTGCCAGTGCAACGCCCCATTTAAATCCTAGTGATAACAGATAGTCATGCACCACCGCCGCTTGAAAGTAGCGGCCAGTCGGTGGGAATAGCCACCACAAAGCCCGTGGCACACTGGCACCGTCTGTGATAAAGCCTGCTGGCACTTTGATTCCGGCAAGCTCAAGCGGTTGCTCAAGCTTGTAGCGGGTTTTTTCAAAAGTGCTGGCCGGCAGTATTATTTCGACTATCATTACAGTAAAATGCTGCGCTTCTCTGCTTGATACTTCCCCAGCTCAACAAGATACGCGGCCTCATAATCATCAGCGTTATTTACTATCTTTTGTGCAAGCTCCACCTCAGTCTCCCCAAGCCCTCTTGCCTGTGCCAAGGCGGTTAGCTGTGGCACAGGCGTTGCTGTGTCTGCAAGCTGTTCACGGGCACGGGCCTCCTGTTTTGGCCAGCCAGCTATTTCCTCGTAAGGCACTTGCCCAGCAATATTCTCAATTGCAGCTTTAAACTTTTTTTCCGCTTGCGCCAAAGCAAACTTGCCTTGCGTCGAGCGTGCAGCAAGCGGCAAGAACTCTGCAATGCTAATCTCAGTTAACCCGATCTCTGGCGGCTGTTCTGCGATTAATGCGTTAATGTCTGCATCTGTGCCTTCGATAGATACAACGTTCGTGTCGTACTCCTTGATTGTCAACGCCTCATCATTTACGGCATTAAATCTTAGAGTTGTGTACTCATTTTGCACTGGTGTGTATTTAAATAGTCTTGCCATTTTTTAGTTTCCTTTTTTGTTAGTAAATAAAGTTTATTTTGATTCTGCAGATGCTTGATAAAAAATCTAATGCTTGCGCTATGTGCCGCATGGCAAATAAGACTTGATACGCTTTCTTTCTTGTCGCTTCTCACTGATTTCTTAAACCTTATGACGCTGTGCTTACGCACAAACTTAACTCTCCTCCATGTTCTATATCCGACAAAATTTATCCCTTTTTTCAGCTTTTGAATCGTCCATCTACTAAGGGTTAGATTAAGGTTTTCTGCAAGGAATTTTTCGCACTCGAGTTTAAACATCATTGCATCATCAAGAGAAACTCCAATTGCAATAAAATCATCTACATATCGCACATAATGCTTGATTTTAAGCTTGCGCTTAACGAAGTGATCGAGTTCATTTAGATATATAAGCGCATAAATTTGGCTGAGCAAATTTCCGATAGGGATGCCTTTCTGCTCATTTCCTAGGAACAAACACATCATTTCTACAAACCGTTCGTCTTTTATTTTTTTCTCAATTAGCTGCCTCAATATTGCCTTATCTATTTGGTAGAAAAACTTTCTAATATCTAGTTTCGCGTAGTAAAGCTCTCCGTCATATTTCCGCATTGCTTTCTGTGTGTATTTACTTGCTGCATGAGTACCTCTTCCCTTTCTGCATGCAAAGCTTTGGTCTATAAATGTTTTGTCAAAAATTGGGTAGATAACCTGATAAATTGCGTGCTGCACAACAAGATCCCTGAAATGTGGCGCATGTATGACGCGCTCTTTTGGCTCGCGCACAATAAATGTTTGTAACGGCCTCGGGGAATAACTTCCGTCTCGTATCTCCTGTGATAGCTCTGCTATTGCACTACCAAGTCTTGCTTCAAACTCTAAGCATGCTGGCTTGTTTGCCTTTCCTCTTTTTGCATTAAAAAATGCAGCAAGCAACGCTTCTTCTGTAAATGCTAAATTAAATAAATTTCCTACACGCTTCATAGTTTTCTCAGTGTTAATCGGCAAAGATTTTCGCTTGCACTACTAAAATTTACCGGTTTGCCTTGTTTGCTTACGCTGGATAATCTATCCCTGTTTTGCACTTTCTCCATCGGAGTTTGAGCCATTGCACACTAG